TTACTTCAGAAGAACCTTGTTTTTCTGATCGCAATGCTTGCAGCGGAAGTATAGTAAAATGCCATCTTCGGTTTTCTTGGTTCTATACGGTTGCACTACTTCGCGATCTATTCTATGCACATCATAGCGCGGGCTGTCGATATGATTCGCTTCAATATATTGCCATTTGTTCTCTTCGTTGCACTCCGGATTATTACAAACAAATTTACCTGTCTTCTGCATTATTCTCCTCCTATTTGTTGATCCGTCCCATGTTCTCCATAGCCAACCCAAGAAACTTCTTGTACAAGCTACTGATATCATACTGCTTGGGAAATTCAAACTTCCGATCATCAGTGGTCACTGTGTTTCCTGTGTGATTCGGTGAATCAATGTATGAAATCGTGATTTCGCTGTCATCGAGACCAAAGCCTGCAGTCTCACAAGTAACCCCTACGATCGTGTTCAGGAAGATCGTATTGGCTCTCATCTTCGATCCAGTAGCTCCTTGCCTGTTGAAATCGATGATCCGGAGATCTGTAACAACCATTGCATCCCGAACTAGCTTGTAGCCGACACTGACTTCTTCACCTTCAAGTAGGTACTGACCATACTCTTCGGTCAGGTCTTCTGTTGATACTTCAGACAGATTACCTGCCAAGCCTTGCAAGATCCCTTTCGTATTAATGCCTTTCATCAATCCTTTTGGTTTTAATGCCATTCATGTTTCCTCCAATCTTCTGATTTTCCCGAAACATCTTCCCTATAAACTATTATTGCACTTATTGGAGTTTTTGTAAATATTTCCACAATAGATATAGTAAATTCATTTTCCAACACACAAAAAGGGCTAGTTTTCACTAGCCCTTACTACTTGGTTCAAGAATCCTCGTATGCAGTTTTTAAGTCATCAATAATCGTTTGTCATTTTTTGAAAATTATCGATTATTTCTAGACACTCTTCAGGAACACGACTATATCTTTGGCCAATTTTTTTCTTAAATGCCTCATCTTCCTCAAAATCCATTTTCTCTAAGCATTCACCCATGCCAGCAAAAAATAGAGTTTTCAATTTGTCGCCTTCAATCACAATTCTATCCTCATACCCAAGAAAACCCATTACATGTTCTAGTGCCTTATCAGCTTTTTTCCATTTATAAAGAATAATCTTCGCCTTTCCATTTCGCGATAATCTCGATTCGGATGTGTATGTATGTAAAGTTGAACATCTTGCTGCATACAAATCAATGGCTTTACATCCCAAATTCATTTCGGGTTTTACATATGTGTTAATCCATTGAATGTAATCATTCTTTGTCACATCCGACTCATCTTTTCTACACAACCAAGCTAAATTATCAATACCAGAGTATATCAATATAAGTGCTTGCATGTAGTAGTTTTTGGATAAGCAAAACTCTATTGATTGAGTAAGATTATACAACTCTTTAATAAATACATCCATTAGATTTCACCTCTCATTTTGTATGTAATAAATACTTTACTACCTTAAGTATAGGGTTTAAATTTCCATATTTCAACAATGTTTTGCTATAAAATCCCCTTTCACATATTTCCTAAGAAAAAAAACCGGCTCTCGCCGATCCTCTTCCATTTCTCTATTCAATTGACATCTCCACAAGGAATACCTGAAGTTGATCGACTGCAGCTTCCAACAACTCATCTAATTTCTGCTGAGTCACAAACAACTTCACGATCCCTGGTATCATCGAGTATGTCTTCCCTAAAACGTAATTATACTTCATCATCCCAGTACCTGATCCGTAGATCTTTTCGGCTTCAATCACCAGCGAAAGTAAGATCTGCCGCACTATATCGATCTGCCCATTGTAGAGCAGTACCAGGAGAACACCAACGAACACTCCTATCGCAACCACATTCATGGCCACCGGCATAGGAAGCACACCCTGGATCCCCATAATTAAAACTACTGCCAACAGCACTACCAAGAGAGCCGCCAGAATTTTAATTGTTTTTTTCATTCTTATCATCCTCCTCTGCATATCGAGCCATCACGACCAGCATCAACCAAGTTGGTGCCGGCTTGGCCAACTCCTCTTCTTCACTCCATTTGTCAGGATCATTCAAGATCCCCCGCGCAGCCAATTCCTTCACAGCTTTTCGACCGAGGTCTCTTTGCCACTTCTCAAGTTTCTCACTCATAACAATCTCCTCTACCTGCTCTTTAAATTTTTCAAATGCATCCGGATGCTGCACAAACCAACGTGGGCAATCTTTCCAACCAACTATTCCATGGTGCGTCCAGATGTCCTGAAGTGGATCCAGGTCATACTTGATACAAATCTCTGCACATCGATACGCTGCTGAATCCAACGTTGCATCGGTGAACTCACCAGTCCAATCCTTGTGGCACATTTCTATGCCGTAGGTGTAGTCATTTGGATATGAGCTCAGCTTGGTCAAGGCTGCCCTGGTGTACTTTTTTGAGCCAGCATGATAAGCCATTTCCTTTTCCGGAATACACACTAGACGTTCACCGCTGAGCCCAATGATCTCATGTGCAGAACCGAAACCTTTATTACCATACTTCCGTGTCTCGAAGTAGCTTCGATTGCCTGAAGGTGTAGACCCTGGGTTAGCCACCCAGTGAACCACAATTCCCCGCATCCCCTTCAGCAATCGCCCTGGGCGTGAATATCGATTATGAGGCAAGAGATCAACTGCTGTTTTATACTCTACTTTCATAGTCCTCATCCTCCCTTCTCTTCCCCTGGTACTCATCAATCTCTGATTCCAAAATCTGTTTCTGCTTTCGCTTTACCCAAAAAAGAAGCCACCCAAGGTCAGCTCCTCCATCTACTAAATTTTCTATTACCGACTGTCCTTCCCGAAGAAACATAACCGCGTAAACTACTGTTGCAAAGAAGATTCCCATCTCCTTGAGCGGTGCCACCCTATAACTCAATCCAGCAAGAATCATAATGCAAAGATACGAAAATAATTTGATTTTCGTTTTGTCCCAGAGGGTCTTGCTATAGATCACTCTCTTTTTTACCGCTTCCCGGTACCCTTCGTTCTGCTTGGCCAAGGACCAGAACTTCGTAAGAATATCCAAGATCATGGCCACCCCCACCGCGATAATACTGGTGAAGAAAGCTTGATCTGGAAAGAGCAGATAACTGACAGCTGATAAAACTAATCCAATCATAGGATTGGATCCATCAAGCGCCTTCGAAAAGTATTCCTGTAATTGTGTCATGTCGCCTCCCCATTAGAAATTTGCCGCGAACATCAAAGCATTGCCTGCACTAAGCAAGTCAAAAAGTAAAAATACATCTGCACCATCAAATAACCACCCCGGGACAAACGTATCAGCAATGACCATATTTGAGGTATCGATTTTCAAAATCTTCTGATCACCTTTGTCAGCGGTATACACGTAGCCTCCATGGTACGCTATGCCCTTATTCCAACCACCAACGAACGCATGCGAGGCAACCACCATCATAGTGCCCATGTCAATCTTTTCCGTATACTCTAAACCATTTCCTGAGTTTACATAGATATGTGTTCCATCATTTTCTCGTGCAATTCCAACACCATCATTCCCATCAAGATTAGCTCCATCTACATAACTACCGTTAGAAACTTGTAGCTTCTTGATGTACCCACCGTCATTGGCAAAGTAAACATAGTCTCCGTATGCATAAACAGCACGTGCATAGCCGCTATCTCCATACTTCCAATTTAAACTTCCTTGCCCAGGTGTCCAAGACCACACGTCACCGCTCTCATCAGACCCATACACAATGCCATCAGCACAATGCATATCTCGTGCATCATTTCCTGTTGCTGGTCCTTCTCCCACTTTTGCTAATGTATCTAAAGACAAAACGTGGAGCATAGTACCTGATACCTCAGGCGACACAAAAATATAATTGCCATCGGTACATATGCCGTCCTCATAGTCATAGCCAGTAGACGATGTTGCCTGCAATGTGAAGGTATCTAAATCATACTTCACGACCGTTCTTGGATTCGCATCGAAATTGATGAAGTATGCATAATCCCCTACAATAACCCCTGGCCCCAGATTGATATCCGTAATCATTTGTTTTATATCGAAGTCCAGATCTGTCACCCACGCCTTATCGGGAGATCCGTTGTTGACACCAAAAAAAAGACGTTTTGGCATATGTCACCTCCTACAAGACACCGTACATCTTCTCGTAAATTGCTTCAATCATTTCCGTCTGTGTTAGCGGTCTCTCGACTTCCTCAAAGAGATACCCCCTTATTTCTAAATCATAAAGCAGCACTGGACGAATCCCTCTTTTTCTTTGAGGCATTACAGGAGGTTCATCTGCTTTGTATAAAGCTTCTTCCTGCTCGTTACTCAACCCCTGAAAGGAATGCACCACTGACTGTACCACAAGCAAACCGTCTTCTCTAATATTTCCTGTTAATCCTACCATATTTTCCTCCTTTAGCTAAAGGCTAATCCAGCCATCGCATAATAATTTGTGCCGTCATAGTATATGGACACGATATCAACAGCATTGGCATCCGTGGACAATGTCGGCTCTGATCCACCTGGCCACTTCACAGCCGATGGCCAAGTCACCTCTCGGCTCCCTGTAGCATCCTGAATCAGTTTCAGCGTCAAACTGCAAGGGTTGCTTGGGGCTGTCAACGTTAATATGCAGTTGCCGGTCAAAATTAACTTATGCTTATTGCTCATCTTCAGGTCGATAGTCTTCGCTGTACCGCTATTCCCATTGTCTTTTTCAGTGAAACCGATTGTATGCTCCCCGGCATCCATTTCTCCACCAAGTTCAGGTGTCGCATCCTCACCCAGTGTTGATATCTTACTTTCTGCTAAATCAGCATTCGCTTTCATCTGCGCATCGATCAATGCATTATCCGCCACAAAGTCAACACGCTTAGGATACTCATTCCCATCCCACTGGTTTAATCCGTAGTTTGTTGTTTTAGTTGCACTTGGCATTTACTCACCACCTTATCAATTGTACATTTCAAATTCATCCCATGTTAGATTCAGAATATCCCACTGATCCCATGGTTTGTTGTATACATCAAACTCATCCCATGTCATAAAGCTAAACTCGTATATCACTCCCAAGTGTGCGGGCTTAATGTCTTCGAGCCAGGACTTAAATTGATCATAGTTTGGCGGTATGCCGCGCAATGAAACAAACTTGATTTTAAAATAGCCTAGTGTTGCGTACTCAGTGATCTTGATCTCCCCGTTCTCATAGGAAAGAGCAGCATTCATTACCATCGACTTGGTGAACGTCCCTACTCCTCTAAGTTTCGATATGATAACTGAACGCCGGTAAGCATTGCTTTGACTCACATCCGTCTCTAGCTCAAGAAACTCTTCCCAGAATGCAAGGCCCCACGTTGCTGTCGGGACATAAAGCTGAATCAGCACATCCTCAATGGCAACATGCAAATCTCCGGACTCAGCCCCACCTGCCTCATAGATGCTCTTGAACGGTTCAGCCTCTCTCAAGGAGAATGGAACATAGGATTTCACTGTTGCTGTTCTATCACTCATTCCTTTCTCCCTCCTATGTCAGCTCCACAGGTCCAAGCACCGCTACCTCAGTTTCTGCAATGGCCACATTAGCCGTGCCGACATTCACGGTGAAAGCTGAGTAATCTAGTATGCCTGGCACCTCAAGGATCCGGCTCCCGATTTGGCCATATGAAACATAATTTTGCTGAAACGCAATCTCCTTCAAATACGCTGTGATCATTTCTTCTATTGGTGCCTGGACACTTCCCACCGTATAACCGGTAGCCAAAGTCAACGTTGCAACTACATTGATGATAACACCGGTTGCCGCGACAACCGTTGCTTGTGCGCCGATCGGTCGCATCTCTTCGATATAATCCGTCACATCAGTTACCAACGCAGCACTTGCTGGTTCCTTATCCGTATCCAGGAGAACAACCTTCACAGTACCGTTCCCATTCCATTCCGGAAGGACATGGGCATCGCCAATCCCATCTACATCCTTCGCCCATTGCTTGTAGTGGTACTTGTTCCCACTGGTCGCCGGCTCCCGCACCTTCTCAAGAAGACGAACCAGTAATGCCGGATCTTTTTCCTCGTCAGCACCACCGATTGTTTCCGCAGCATTTGTCACTCCGGACACGCCTTCAATGGATACCGGGATCGAATTGATTGCAGCTATAGCAACATTCCCTACAACACCAGCTTCAGCTGCAGTTACAAATGCATCGATGGAACCGCCAACGCCGACCGTGACTTCCGCATCGGTTTCAAATTGAATCCCGGCACCAGTGGCCACAATGCTTCCTGCAGCTATTACGCTTCCGCTATCTCCTGAGAAAGTCACCGGTCCCGTCGACTTGACTGCAGAGTTCCTTTCAACGCCATGTTCCTGGGCTCTGTAATCTAAATAGGTTCCTTCTGTTGTTGGCGCAAATCCAAGAGCCAAGACTCGATCCAGATTTGCATATGCTATGGCCAACTCAATAGACTGAGGACTTACCGAATCGAAATAGAACGATCCTTCAGCCTTATTCAATCCGGTGGCCGCGGCACCTAACATCCTAGCCAATACTACCGCTTCTGTTTGATTCTCATACATACGCAACCACCTCCAATGCATCATCTGCGAATGTCGTTACCTCAAAAGTAACCGTTACTTCTCCACCTGTCTGGTTAAATGTAAAGCCTTGTACAATAGAAATTCGATTATCATAGATCAGCGCTTCACTGATGTATCGCTTGATTTCAGCTTGCGTCACCGAATTGCCAAGGCTCTTCCCGATCAGATCTTCAATCTCGGATCCGTAACTCCATGAATAAACCGGCCACCGGTACCGCGCTGTTCGTATCGCCTTTTCAATCCACATCTTCAGCGCATCAATGCCGTACAGAATTTCGGGCTCTCCGTCTTTCAAAACAAAGACTTCGTTCTCAAAATCAAAGTTGATTTCGGATCCGTATTCAACCGGACTCGTTGCTTGAGTGGTTACTGATACCTGTGGAAAAATCATGATGCACTCACCACCTTATCTATTACAAAGTACTTCTGACCACCGGCAAGAGGAAGCACTGCAACTCGATCATCAACTTCTAATCTAGTCAAAATAGTTATCGGACTCTCAGTGATATCCATTTCAAGAACATCATGTGTGTGCAAGTCGGCATTCATTGTTGTCGCTTCCACTTCCAAGTTGATCGCCTCTACATCCACCTGGTGCTCTGCCAGACCGTCAGATAAAAAGAGGAATGTGGCAGAAATATCAGAATCCATAGCATCGATCCGGATCGACAGTGGAGATACTGATTTAACCGTAGCAAGTTCAAGTCCAAGGGACATCCCCTGATTTGCCATTCGTTCCATCAGCTTAATCATTCTAGATCCTGTCATACGTCAATCAGCTCCTGTCTTCCACCGGCTCTAACAAGCGATGCATAGTATTCGTTATTCACTCCTGCTGCTTCATAGATGGCTTGATCAATCGATGCATCTGTAACTTCTTGCTCTACAACTTCATCCGTCCAGTTCAGTGTCAGGTTCATCGTGTGCGAATCGTTCTGGAAGGAATGCGATACGCGGTCCACATAGAATACTGCAGACACCTCAAGAAAATCATCAGAGATCTGAACCGCGTCGCCGGCTCTCAGCTGAGCAATGCCTATTGCATTTACCGAGAATTCCTTCAGGACCGTCCCGAGATCAGTAAGGTAATTTTTGGCTAAGCTCTGGGCGTCACCGGCGGCATCCGCTTGCTCAGAAAACTGTTCCTGCAGGAGTCCATATGCCGCTATCAACTCCTGGTCTTCTACTATCGCCAGTACCTGGTTGTTCTCACCGCGAATCACAATTTTGTTCTTTAGGTTCTCGATGGATTCACTGTACTGAGCATCGACCAGATTCTCTCCCAGGGCAATACGCCAGGACAAAACCTGATCAGACTTCTTGATGATATTGAGCTTCCCCTGGACCATCCTTACCTGGTACTTCTCACCAGTGCGCTTCGTTACTTCTGTAAGTGCTGAAACAATCATGTCGTAAAGAGTCATGTCGCGATAGATCGCAGTCAACGCCAGGCTAATCTCAGGAATTGATCCAATAGGAATCCCAAACTCACTGCACAAAGATGTGATGAACTTTTTCACACTGACACTGTCCAAGATCTTTGTTGTTTTGTTCTTGGCCAAGTAGATCCCGTGGTCATAAGCAGTGATGGAAATTGTTTTCTTGTGATTCCTCGGGGACTTAAAAACAACCCCTCTCAAGATCTCCTTTTCACCCTCCAGGAGAACAACCACGGATCCATTCCTCACCTGGTACCTTGGTGTGTACGCATCATTTGAGTACACCATTCCAACGGTCAATTGTTGTGGTGCCTGGCGAATATCACTGTTCCATTTGAGACTGGTCATCAATGCCGTAATATCATTCACTGTTCCATCCACCAGGTAATTCAAGATCTTAAACATTGATCACCAACTCCTGCCCTGCGAAGATGCTATTCGGATCCACCCCGATCACTGCCTGGTTTGCATCATAAATACTTCGCCAATTATCACCGTTTCCGGTTGTCTGCTTAGCAATAATCCACAGCGTATCCCCATCCTTCACGTTATAAACCTTCGGCGTTTCTTTGTCGCTTGGCCGTGCTGAAGAGGTATCTTTTATTGCCTTCACGGTTACAAATCGATATTCCTTTAGATCCAAGGAGAAAGTTATATCACGGCTCTTTGCCTGCTCCCCATACTCAAAACTCTCAATAGAAACAGGAAGATTGATGTTCGTCTCTGTGATGATCAATCTGATTGGCTGCTTCGAAGCTTCCCACCGCTTGATCTTTTCTGCTGCTTCATATGGATCAGGGATCGCCGCATACTCACAATATGGACCGTAATACTTTGGAAAGAAGGACTGGAGCTTTATGGTTCCCAGTCCCAGCTCACCAATCTGATTCAATTCACCAAGTTCCGCCAGGCTTAGCACAGTGTTCCGCATTCCCTGGACAAAACTAAAAGAGGTAGGATTCACAGGAAGCTGCAAAAATTCTTTGAAGTTATTGAAACTCAACCAAAATTGCATGTCCTAAACCCTCCCCATACACATCGCTGTTTCCAACAGCTTATCTTCAAGACGATCAAGTAAACTGTCAACATCTCGTGGATCACTTGCGTTGATTTGATCAGCAAGTTTCGGAATCAAAATCTGTATACCTCTACCGCTGCCGCCTTGGCTATTCTCCTGTGCCGTCACAACACGCTCCCCTCGATGGAGCCGTGCAAGATAACCATCGTATGGAACATACGGCAAGCCTGCAGCATGAGGTGTCCCCTTATCATCAGTGTCACCGCTCAACCAACCAGTAAACTTGTCAGCTTTATCACCAACCCAGGAAGCAACCTTGCCCATACCTTCAACAATCGGCTTGAGTTTTTCCCACATACTCTCGAAGATGGGGGACAATTTCTCCCAGACAGTTTTTGCAACCGTACCAATCATTTTGAGCAAACTCCAGGTTGTCTTCAGAACCGGCTTCAGGAACTTGTCCCAAGTCCACTTCAACCTTGTGCCAATCTCAGTAAAAGTCGGCGTCCACTTCTTTTTCAGCTCAACAGCTTTGTTCTTCAAGTTTATAATGCCCTGGGTAATTTTCTGAGCGCCAGCTGTTAGTGCCGGTTGTTTCTCAACCAGCCAATCAGCAATGCCGCCAAGTGGACCAGACATTGCTTCTCTCAATGGAGTACCAATGCCATCCACCAAGATTGTCTGCAATGTTCCTTTAATTGTTGACGCCTTGCCTGCTGCTGTTTGCGCAAGCTTATCTGCGCCACCTGCGAAGAAATCAGCCATGCCCTTCCCATTCTTGCCTTGAAGTTTCATTAAGTCTCCACCGGCTGCATTGAATTCATCTTGGCCAACTTTGAATCCGAACTCCTTCAGACGTTCCATCTCGCCCATTTTAGCATCAGCTAACGCTTCCATTGCCTCTTCTACCGTTTTGCCAGGCGTCAATGCTGCCATATTCTCAGCCATCTGAACCAACTGCTGAGCCATGCCAGTATCACCTTCGGAAACCTGCACTGCTCTTGATCCTGCAGCAACAATCTCATTGGTAGCAAATGGAGTCGCATTGGCATTCTTCCGTAGCCACGCCATATAGTCATCACTTTTCTTTTGTACCTGCGCATCACCCATACCTTCGTTACTTGCGCCGATAAAATGTTTCATGGAAACTTGCTGCTGTTCCAATGTCATTGATCCCTTCAGACCAACACCAGCAACTGCACCCATGGCCGCGGCAACAACACCGCCCACTTTACCGGCTACCCCGAGTAATCCTCCAAGCTTCCCCTTGATCGCCCCAATTTTCCCACTGATCTTATCCTTCAGTGCAATCACCGGCATAAATGGCTTCCGGATCAACGCCTTCAACTTACTCTTTGCTTTAGCCAAGCGTTTTGAAAGATGGTCCTTGTATGCCAGAACAGTAACAATCTTCTTCCTGAACGGATCCATCTTCTTTTTGACGCGCGCTAATTTCTTCTCAATGGCAGATGTCTTCAAATCCAAGCGCATCTTCTTGTTCGCTTTCTGCATCTCATCCATTTTCTCACTGGCGTCTTGAACTTCCTTCTTGAAGCTCGTTGTCGCTTTGGCTGCAGTCTGAACAACCGCAGTATAGTTGTCCTTCATGGAGATCATTCCGGATAGTTTGAATCTCATTGCCTCACCTCCTTTATAGTAAGAATGTAGGCTTCACCTCTTTTTTCATCAAGCTCTCAATCTCATCCACTCGATACTCATAGAATGCTTTAATGACTTGTTTGTCTCCTGCGCTCAACGCATGAAAGGCTGAAGGAATCATACCAAACCGGGACCACATATAATACATGGATCCAACCTCTCCATCAGCCTCTATTCGTTTTTTATTTTTTCCACCGAGTTCTCACCAAAACCACTGAGATCAGAAACAATGTTATAAATCTTCAATATTTCACCAGGATTCAGCAGCTTTCGTACAAGATCTCGGTAGGTCGGCACATGAAGCTTTTCCTTCAATTCCTTGGATCTGATGACAGGATCTTTAGTACCATAGAGTGTAACAAGAACCTGAAGAAGATCCGAGTCAAGTTCATCCCCTTTCGTCGCTTTATCTTCAATATCACTATGTTCCTTAGACGTAACAGCTTGAAGAGTAAAAATCACTGGTTCTCCTGCAAGCTTTGATAACCGTTTAATTTCAACTTTTGCTTGCGGGCGCTCATCAATTTTGCTGTCATCAATCGACAATAATAAATCAATTACACTACTCATCTATGTGCCTCCTTAAAAAAAGAGAGCCTGACTAATCAGGCTCCACCGTATCGAAATCTTCCCAATCACCAAATCCAAATGAGAGTTCCTCATTGATTGGCTGTTTCACTTCCCAATTGGCCAAGACCAACTCATTGAAACTGACCTCTTTTAAAAGTACTCGTTCAGCTCCATAGGCTGCAGGATCCTTTACTTCTGAAAGAATCTCCACTTCCGGAAGGCGTCCAGCTTTAATGGCTGCAGATAACTTTTTTGTCATCCGAGAATAGACTTTTCGAAGCTTAAGCGTTCCAGTTCCCTTATAGCCCATGAACTTTTCAGATTCATTGTACTTCCCACAAACTGCAACGACTTCCTTCTGGATCTCTACTCTAGCTTCAAGGCCATAACACTCCAACCATTGCTCGCCATCAATCCAAACGCTACCAAAGGTACCGCTCATAATTCTATTCGTATCTAATTGATTCATTCGGTCTCACTCCTCTCTTAGATGTTCACGATCAAGGCAACATCCTCAATCGCATCCAGTGGACGCACTGTAGATATCAAGAACACTTTGTCGGCCGTGTTATACTCCTTGATCTCCTGGTTGCTCAGCACTGTCACATCAATACCTTGGGCAAGAAGATAAATTCTCTGCGCATCGATATTGATCTGGCACTTGTTCTCAGCATTCGAATCCAAGAGTTCTAGGCGTTCGAGCATGGCAAAATAGTTGTTGATCGCAGCGATCAGCAGAATCTTGTTTTGATAGCTGTTGCTCACCTTGCCAACATATGAGTCCTCGATGAGCATCTTCAGATCTCGATATACTTTATCCAGAATCCGGACAATTTTGATCTTCTGCCACTCACTCGCCTTGTTGGTCAACGTAGTCAAAGAGGTAATGCCTCGTGCAATCTTGACCTTCTCCCCGTCATGGAAGAGAATCAGCTTGCCGGCATTTGTCGAAACACTAGCCTGCGACTTCGTCAGATGCGGCACATCGTCGACTTCGCTCAGCACATGAAATGTGGGGCTGATCTTGTAACTCAAGCCAGCAATCACACCGGCAATCCTCGCCAGATACTGATTTGCCGTGTAAGTCGTTTCCCCAACCTCAATATCATCCGTATCGAAATTGATGATTGATTCATGATCACTCACGGTACCAGGCAATACTGCCAGGCATGGAATATCATTATCATCACGCATACCCTTCGCCCAAGTGTCCACTGCTGCAACATCTGCATCATCGATGCTCGGTACCGTCATAACGTCAAACTTGACCGTCTCCAGATACGTCAATGCCGCCGCCCAATCCAACGCTGCACTCGGAATGCATACCGCAATCACCTTAGAAGGTGCTACACCGTCCTCTGCCTCAACAAATGCCTGCTGGATCAATGTCTGATTGGCGGCATCCAACGTGTCCGGAATACCACTCTCCGTCAATATCACATGCGCAGTCACCCCGGTTGCTACACTAGAATCCTTGAATACAAGCGCAAGGACCCCAGCTACTGTCTTCACAACAGTGGCTGCAGCCTCTCTAAATGTAATGCTAATATTAGGATAATCCATCTGTTACCCCTCCTTTTCAATATTCATATCGTTTGCTACTTCGCCCATAGTTTCATGAGTAGGCATTGTTCTTGTTGTTTCAGCTGTCAATGTAAGAGACATATACAACTCATTGTCCCTCTTTCCACCTTCCAATCCTTCAATGTGTAAAACAGATCCATCTGGACCCGTAAGCGCTGCAGTTTCACCAAAAGTCTTCTCCATTGTTTCTAGAACGTCGAGGAGCGAAAGCTTATCAACATTCTGAGCATCATCGACTAGACCAAAATAAACGATCTGCCACATGATTCGCTTTTCAACAATAAACTGGGAAAGATCGTCTGATCGATCAAAGACATACTCCAAATAGAAGCTTGGCCGCTTGAACCCATCCGGAACATTGTTCATGTAGATCCGCGGTACCTCCGGGAAAGTATCGACCAGGATCTTTCTGATAGCATCTCTCGATTCCTTAATCATTCATATCCCCCTATCGAAACAGCTCTTCGAAAAAGTCTTCAGCCAATCGTGCCAGCTGACGCCTGGTATCATCTAAGGCTTTCTTCTGAAAGTGTTGACCTTCAGCATAACCAACCGAAGTCTTATTACGTCTTGTCCGTTTTCCCTTTTCCTTCGATCGAGAAATTTTTACAATCGGATGCCCTTGTTCAACGATATTTGCATAAAAAACCGTGGAACCCGCCTCAACTGTGTCCTTGTTTATGATCCGGATTTCACCTTCTACCGTTCCCTTGTAGGGAAGCATTTTGTACGAGGCTCTTAGTCTGCCAGACTTCCGCGGTGCCCGGTCAGCTGTGTTGGCCATTAACGATTTACCAACCCGCTGCAGAAGTTTTTTATATTGAACCTTGTTCTTCCGGAGAGCCCTCATGTAGGTTTGTTCCAATTCATCCAATCCATCAATCTGTAAACTCATTAGCCATCACCCTCCTTCATCAACTCCACTTCCAAGTGGTGATTTCGTGGTCGATAAGGCATACCGGCAGTATACTTCGCTCCATCCACCTCAATAATATCGCCTTCCTGGATGTCAACACTGGCATAAGAGTAAAGCTTGAGAGTCTCAGCTGTTACTATGTTCGGATCTTCTTTGGAAACAGTGGCAGCTTTTCTGGAAACTGAGCAAACATAGTTTCCTGTTTTTGGAAAATTTTCACCCGTTGGAGTTTTGTACTCATCAAGCGTTTCAGTTGTCCTGTACACATCGCAGTGCTTGTCAAAAGGCATTCTCATGCTAACTCCTCCCTTTATATGCCGACACCATCATTTGAACTACTGGTGGAAGCGGGATTGCTTTAGAGAATGCATCAGTGAATTGTCTTGCGTAGCTCACAGAGTAATCGCTGAACTTCTCAGACATCTTTGCATCCAACTCATTGTAAAGTGCTTTCACAAATAGAATGCACGCAATGCCCAATGCACCAGGAAGAGTCGTTTCACCTTCATCACCTGGCATTACATAACCTGCCGTATATGTCACCTTCACTGTTCTTTCACCAGCAAGCCATCCGGCGCTCTTGAATAGCATTCCTGATTTTGCAACCAATTCGTAATCGTCTGCTTCAAGGACGACTTCATCCTCTATGACCTCCGAAATTTCCTTCACTGGATACTCCTTCAGCAATAGATAAGCGGTGTTCTTCCCACCCAAAACATCCACATGCTCCTGCAGCCTAAATTTTCGATTGCAATATGTTTCGATTTTCTCACTGGTTGCATTCACGAAAGCCTCAATCTTTGCATATTCAGGTTCAGTCACAGTCTCAATCGACAATTCCAAATGAGCCAAGACCTCTTCGACGGTCGTCAATGCATTTTCTTGTAGACTCATTTAGTCACCTTCCTATTCAGTCCCATCCTTCGGATCCGCAGTAGCCTTCTTTTTCCCAGCCGTTTTTTTAGGTGGATCTTCCTTTGGTGGATCCTCCTTCTTCTGCTCGATATATTCCTTATCAATGCACCCAGCCTTAAGAAGCTTTTTCTCTTCCTTCTGGTTCAACTCGACAACATCACCGATCTTTACAGTCCGATTTTCTCTGTTAAACACAAACGAACTATCCACTTTGAACTTCTTCACAACACCACTCCTTTCAAAAAAAAGGCAGGCTAAGCGCCTGCCCCAATATCACTAGATCGTCAATGCATCACCGGCAGCCAGAAATTGAGTTGGCGGGATGTAATCAGGCTCTCGCAACAACACTGCAGCCACTACTGTGTTTGCAGTTGTCGTTAACTTTGCCGCAACATAAGCATAGTCTGGTGAAAGATCTTCTTCATCAATCTCCGCATAGGCTAACGCCTGAACCGTTGCAACGGTGATCGTTGAATCCAGAGTAGAGGCAGTCACATAAGCCTCGCCTGGATCTACGGCTTTTAAAACCACTACCGCATCCGCCGCCTCAGCCACTAGATCACTGAAGTTCGCGTTGATGCATGCTGCCAAATCTACTGCACAGGTCGCATTGCTGGACTTCACTGAAAAAGTCTTCGCCGCATGGTCTTCAGACGCATCAGCAACAGCTGTAAATTCAACCCCATTGATCGTTACAACATCTGTAGCAACTACTAAAGCCAAGGTCAAAGTGGCTTCGGTTGCCTTAATGTTTGCAGTAATGATTGCCGCTAGATCGGTAATGGCTTGCGCATCGGTACCAGCTGCATCTTTTGCTTCAAAGACTTCGATCTTTGTAGTCTTGGTCACTGCCATTGCACCACCTGAAAGAACGAATAACGCCCTTTTGTGTCCCTTCATTGAGAAGTATTGCCCAATGGCATTCGTGTTGTTCAAGGCCTGAGCTTTCAAGCCTGTATCAATTTTGAAATTTTCATAAAATCGGTTCATTATAGTCCCTCCTATCTACCAAATCCTACGCCTGAGGAATATCAAGCGTTACAAATGGTGAAACTTGCGTTTCACCATCTTCGAGTGTCAACGGTTCATTCAACCAAGGTTTTCCATCAACATTCCATACAGCTTTGATGATCGTCTTGTTGGATGTAAACAATGGATGCTCAGAGGCTGACAAGTAGATACCAGAACCGTCCTTGATCATATAATGGCTCAGATCAAGAAGCTGCAAGTCGCCTTTGCTTCCTAGAACAGGATTACGCTCATTGTAGACTAGCGAACGTCCAAGCAATGAGTTTGGTTGACCATCTCGTGCACTTGTTTGCCAGATCAATTGACCCGCTCCATCCACCATGGTCATCAGCTTTGGCTTGATTCCTTGGTTGGCCAAGTAGATATAGTTTCCTCCGGCACGAGATTTACCTTCCATCTCAACCAAATCATCATACTTAACTGTGCCTGCGGTATCACGATTAACAAGAATATTTGCCTTATGTCCAAGAATACCAGTTGGCTTCGCCACGCCATTCCCTCTCAAGAATGCAACATCTTCAGCTGCAGCCATTGCTTGACGCAACAACGTCTCAATCAATGCAGAAGCCGCCGCTGAATTTCGAAGCAACTTGTCAGTGATTACGATATATGCGGACACTTCATGCGGCTTCAGGTTGACTTCTCGGAAAGTAGGAGAAGCAGATTTTGACATGGTTCCCCCTTCACCAGTCCATGTAACCGTAACTCCAGAGTAAACCCCTTTTTCGGCACTTTGATCCAGCGCAGGGAATGAAACTTCTGCATCCGGATATTCACCTGCAGGAATGATCGTAGCTCGAGGTCGAACAATCGCACTCTGCGGATCAAACTTTCGAAGTGTCGACTGCCATTCTTTTGGTACCAGAATACCGCCTTGAACACCTTCCTTCATGGACATATCGCGAAGCTCTCTCAATTTGTCACTTCCCGGATTGAATCGCAAATCATTTACGAATTCACCAAGATTCCGATAGCCAGTTTCGTCCATACCAGGAACATTCTCTGGATCTGCCGATGGCTTTTCCATTTCTAGAGCTTGCAACCGTACTTCGTCCACAATCTCTGTTTTCATATTATCGGCCTGGTCCATTAAACCGGTGTACTTCGAGCGTTCTTCCTCGGTCATACTTCTGTTCTCTTTTGTTACTGTACCGCGAAAGTCACGCGCCTCTTTAATCTTTGCTGCCAATGCTTGTCTCAACTCTGCAATGTTTTTCATACTTCTACCTCCAATTCCAATAGTCTAAGTTCATCTTCTTGCGCTTCCATCCAGCGCTTGGATGTATCATCATCCTTCTGGTTCCGATATTCTTCATAGGCATTGAACCCGCCTTCTGAAGATCGAGTAGCAACCTCGCTATCCGGGTAAGCTGGAAACGGCGTCGGACTGATCTCCCATAGGTCAACATCAACCAGAGTACGGACAACCTTGTTGGGATTCGACTCATCCCATTCTTGCTTCTTTACATCGAATCCAAAGGAAACACCATCCACATCACCTGCACGCACCATCTCAATGGCATCCTGACCAGCTCGAGACTTATTCGGCTTCAAGCTAAACCGTAATCCTTTTTCATCTTCATACAGCTCTAGGCTACCGGACCGCATGGATCCAATCACCAGATCGGAATTGTGATTCCATAATGCTTTGATTCGCTCTTTCTGCTCAGTTAGAGTCCTCGTAAAGGCACCTTTTCTGACTTCCTCGTAAAATCCCCATAGCCTTTCAGAAAGCTTTCCAAACTGGACCACATACCCTTCGATGTACTCGGCTCCGTCTTCCGCTGTTCTAATCTCAGCAGTTAATGGCCTTACTCGAATTTCTCTTGGCATTTTCTCACTTCCTTTCCGCTACAATTTGACACACACAACCCTTGTGAAGCGGGGGATGTGTGATCTTGCTGCTTACCCTCAATACATCTTCACCATCTGGAGAAACCTCTGTTCCTTTGTCCAGGAATGACGATTCAATCCCGACAATCTTCCCATCCAGTGATTCACAATAGGGGCACGACTTGCTGCCTGAATTGACCCAGCGCATATAGGAAATCCCACCCAACGCATAGGTCGCTATAGAAATAAATCCTGAGAGCCGCGTTGTCTCAACCATGGCTTCCCGATCTGCTCTCGTTTCACACCAATCATCGAGACGTTTCTCGATTGATTCACTGGCTTCCCCGTCGGTAAGAGCATCCCTGGCCAAAGCTTCGATCTGTTGGCGAGAGCTAATGGTATAACGAAGAATAAATCCATCGACATACTTGTTCAGACGATTCTCCATTTCCTCATTGAACTCACTGTCAAAATCAATCTCCTCAGCTGCTTCTTTGAAAATGAGCTCCGAAAAGCTCCGAAAGATCGGTAGCACACTTTCCGTTATGTCATCAGAGAGGCTTTCGTAGTAATTCCGCAACCATTCCCTGAATGAACCAATGTCCCTGGTATGTTTCTTCAGCTGCTCGCGCACCTGGCCAACCTCGTTATCGATGATCTTCTGGAACGCTTCAGCAAATTTTGACCTCTCCTGAACCGATAACTTACTCCGCTCTGCAGCAGAACTCTTTGAACGCAACTCAAAGATCATGGCTCTACTCTCCAACCCGATACCTAAAGCCTTCGAACATGGACCTTCCGCATCGATACGGTTCTCTATGTTGCGCGATCCAGATCCCGTCACCACTTTTGAATCTGCATTTTTATTAAGCAGATTAATCTGCGCATCGATCTTCTCAACAAGCTTTGATGCCGGTGTCATATTCACCTGTACCAAATACTCATCACCACCCTCAATGGGATTCATATTCTCAGCGCGGCGAATGTCATTAGCTGACAACCATCCATTCTGACGAGCTTGCGCATAAGCCTCATACCTGGTCTTCAAGTCTCCGCGTTCAAGCGTTGCAAAATTGAATTCTGCATAATACTTTTTCTTCTCCATCCCAACCAGAAGTTTCAACTGAGTCACTTGCTCCCATCGTTTTGCCCAGTTTGCCAGGCAATACTTCACAAACTCAATGCCCTGGTGTTCAATATTAGAGAATGTTGCTTTATCCAGATCACCCAGCAAGTGTGCCGGCACACCATAGATCCTTGCAATTTCAGTTACTTGGAATTTACGTGTCTCAAGAAATTGAGCATCTTCAGGAGGAACACCAAGCTGCTTGTACTTCAGCCCATCTTCAAGAATCTTCACCCTGTGCGAATTCTGGAGACCCTTCCAGCCACCAAGATTATCCTTTAGTCGATCGTATGCAGTGTCAGATAAATGTCCATCCATTTCAAATACGCCGGCAATATGGGTCCCATCACCGAAGAACTTTGCACCAAATTCTTCTGTGGCAAGTGAAAGACCAATAGCTTCGCGTGCATATTTTACGGGGCTCTTTCCTTTCAGCCCATCAAAACCGAATCCTGGAATGTGTAGTACTTGTTCTCCAGCAAGTTTTTGAGTAGATCCATTCGGCAAACGAATCTGATAATACAAAAAACCACGGGGATACTTCTCATTTGGCCGCACCCGCTTAGGTTCGACTCGGCTAGGTGTTAATGGCCACAAAGCAACAACTTCACCTTTAAAATTGCGCTCGATCTCTGCGTACGCATTTCCATTAAGCAAGAGGTGCGTCTGCATCATTTCTCTGAATTGAAATGCCGTGATCTCTGGATTTGGTTGATACTTCAGCAAATAATGCAACGGATGATCAACAGCTTCCCTTCTCCCCGTTGGATCTCTCTCATACATGGTCAAAGGCATCGTTGCAATCTGACCGGCAATCAATGAAACTGCTCGGTAGACGGCGGTCGATTCCAACGCTGTTGCCTCGTTCACCATTTTTCCACTTTTAACTGGTCGCATCCCATAAAGATTTGAAAGCCAGGAAGATGGAAACTCCAGGGATGAACTGCTATCTGTTGTACTTCGTTTCTCTTTTGGTTTAAATAAATCTCGAATCCCCAAATCGCTACCTCCCTATACTTCTCTAACACCACGATCTTCATAGACTGATTTCTCGATACCATGGCGCATCGCCCGGTCCAGTCCCATAATCGTTGCAACCATTCCGTCTATCTTCTCTTCAGAATGAGCCTTGTCCGGTTTGATATTGCCGGCTGGATCCATTCTCATGACCAGGTTCGATGCCATCCAATTTGTTACCGGATGATCTCCATTGTGGAATTTCTTAGACAATGTCAATTTGATCAGATCCTTTGAAGGAGCTGACATCGATGCGAAGCCTTGGCCAAATCCAACCATCGTAAATCCTTCATTCTCAAGTTTTGTTGAAAGATAAACCGCTTCCCACCGGTCATACGCAATCTCGCAAATCCGAAAGAGGCGATTCAGCTCCAATACCTTAAGATAGATCGCATCATAATCTAGGACATTGCCTGGCGTCGTAATCAAATAGCCTTGCTTTGCCCAGACATCATATTGAACGCGATCCCTCTTAACTCGTTCCCGCATATTCTCTTCCGGAATAAAGTAGAAATACTTGGCAGTATACTCTCCATCAGGAAGAGGAAAAATCAGAACAAGTGCTGTAATATCCGTGGTACTGGAAAGATCGAGTCCGGCATAGCAGTCTCTTTTTAGTAATGATTTCGTTTTTATCTTGCGATTGCACGCTTTCCATTTTCGAATATCAAGCCACTTGGTCTTATCGCCAACTACCTGGTTCAGGTATAGCCGGCGAAAGGCGAATTCCTCCGAAGGTATTTCTAATGCCCTTTTGTACTTCATGCGCATTTCTTCAATCAATCTAAATGTTCCTAATGCTGGATTTGCTTTGTGCCAAATCTTTTCATCTGTCCAATCGTCATCATCCTCTGCATAGTAAAGAACTGGTAAAAAAGAAGGGTCAACAACGATCCCTTCTTTCACTTTCTTTGCATATTCAAATAGATCCCACCACAGGCCGGCCTTTTTCTGACCAGCCGTTGTAATTGAAATGAAAAGCGGCTGTCGTCTTGTACCCATTGAAGTAATAAGAGTGTCGTACAGTTCGCGTGTTCTCGCTTCATGGGGCTCGTCATAAACAACAACATTTGCATTGAATCCATGAGCGGTTGAGCTCTCAGCTGATATTGCTCGATAGAAGCTATTAGTGTCATACCTAACGATCCGCTTCTGTGATCGAATGATCTTGCATTTTTTCTTCAGCGTAGGATTTTGCATGATCATCGCGCATGCAGCATCAAAGACAATCGACGCCTGAGCTCTCGAATTCGCTGCGGAATAAATCTGAGAACCATATTCACAATCGACAAACAAAAAGAACAAGACCAATGCTGCAATCAGCTCTGATTTCCCGTTCTTCCTTGCGATAAGGATAAACACCTCGCGTATAACCCGATATCCTTCCTCATCAACATTGCCGATGATTGGCTGGATAATATCATTTTTCTGCCAATCTTGAAGATTGAACAATTCACCGCCAGTACTATGCTTGAGAAGGTTTATGAATAAGACCGCTCGATTCGCACGTACTTGATCATAGTAGATCGCCATCCGTCATCACTTCTTCAAAAGATCTTGTATTCATCCATATCCTCCTACTCCAATCCCATCATAAGCTTTGCCATTGGATCATCGTCTTCATTACTTGGTAAACTCATCCGACCTCTTGCACTTGGCGTCAATCCAAACTCTGTCATGAATTTCTTGCATTGAGCCAGGTATTTGTTTGCAGCATTGATCTGCGGTACCTGTTGCTGATATCCATTTGGCGTAACAAAAAAGAGCTTATCCATTTCACTAAGCTCTATCTCAATTTGTTGCCATCTGCTATATGTAACACAATATGCTTCGAGAGCAGACACATCTGCTTTTGTGAACAAATCCATAACCACTAATTCGGGAACGATCCGCTTCCATTCTCCTTTTGCTCGATCATCCATCCATTCAGGTGGACCCGGAAGATTATCCATTGAATACTTCCGTGCCTTCGGCTCTTCAGCTATTCTTTTGTCGAGATCGATTTTGGAACGATTCCCTTCAATCACATGTAGGCTCGTTGGCTTTTTCGGTCTTCCGGCCATCGTCTCACCTCTCCTCTATGGACCAGCATGCCTTGCTCTGGCTCTCGCCACCGGCTGGCCTTCCACCAGGGCTCCCCTCTCACCGCTCACGCCTGGGTACCCCCCTTAACGAATTTCCCGATTTCTCCACTGAGACTCCCCATGCGGTCATACGCGCCAGGGCTGTAGGTATTTGCTCCCCCTACCCCTTTCACGCAAAATCAATGTGTCCATGCATCATTAAGTCCTATAACTCCTCTATGAGGCTACCATCGCCTCTTCGCATTCTCTCTTCGAGTCTTCGCACTATGATGACTCTTGCATAATGGCTGCCAGTTCGACCTGCTCCAGAAGAGCTTGTCGTCTCCGTCATGCGGAACGATGTGATCGACCTCTGTTGCTTCAGTGTAGATCCCGTCATTCAGACACTCAACACAGAGAGGATGTTCTCGTAAATAAGAGGCACGTTCTTTTCTCCACTTACCTCCGTACATCTTATGCTTCTTCCGATCACGATGATCACGTTCATAGGTTTCTTGCTTAATAATTGTATGTTTCTCACAGTATGATGTGCCAACCTCTATCAGCTCTGGGCATCCAGGGTAGGCACATGGTCTCTTTGATTTTCTTGGCATATCTTATCTCCTAACAGTTGGCTGTACTTCTGCCCAATAACTGGTAAAATGAAAAGAGGAGGTGTTCATATGAACCAGCAACTACTTGAAGAAATTAGAATTAAAGTAATGCAGCGATTCGAGGAAAATATTAACACGAATCCTTCTCTTGCAGATTCTAAAAGTCAAAAAGACTTGCTTTGGACAATTGGATTTACTGCAAGTGATATCGCTAAGGAAATGCTCATTGAGTATGACAAAATGCGAAATGAGCAGTAGTCGAATCACGACTGGGCTTGAACTGACCTTCAAGCTCAGCCATCTGCACCTCTCCAAGAGAAAAGCACTAATCAGTACGATCAGCGCTATGTAATCACTTCAACTATTCCTTTGGCCAAGTTCGAAGCCTTTCTCATGAGTGAGTTCTCATCCAAGAACTGCAATCCACCCATTGTAATACGAGGATCCATAATCTTAATCCCATGACCACCAATTGTTTCTATAATCGCAATTCCTTCGATCAGTCCCTCTTTATAGAGCATCTCCAATATCAATTCCCATCGTTTCTTCGAAATACCAAGTGATTTATGGGATATTGCACTTACATCGACCTCTTCACAATCCATTGCCTTCTCTAATGCTTTCAATATTTTATAGATGATTCTAAAATTATCCATCATAGTCCTCCTTCATACAAAAACTAACACTCAACAACAAGTATTCTCAAAAACACCTTCAGTTAATGATTGAAGAAACTGCTGCATTTACTAAAGCTGTTACCACCACAACCACAATAAAAGCTATACACTTTTTAAAAAATCTCAACAACCTTGCCCGAACGGAATTATAGTATAGGTGTTCCCGTCCCTCTTCAGTAATACGTAATCGATCATATACAACAATCGTATCCCCATATGATGTCCTCTCAACACCAAAACCATCGATTAGCCCATACTCTATCAGCATTTTCATAATGCTCAATAACCGAGATTCAGGAATTGTTGTGAAATTGGATCTAAAAACTTCATATGAATCATTTTCTTCTTTTACTCCAGGCTTAAGATACTTGAGAATCTTGCGGATAAATCTTTTGTTTTTCATTAAATTGCTCCCTTCTAAAGTAATCAATTTGATTATAGCACTTTAAAAAGGAGTCGTTTCTAGTAAGATCAATAGCGCAGGTATGAACAGCATGCGTAATACGGGGTGTTGCCATTAATCTATCGAAAGGAGGTTTTCGTTTGAAAAAATAAGTCCCGCGCTATTGGTCTTCCATACTTTTCTACAATTTCAGTATACAGGAAGAAATGTTTCATTTTGTTGCATCTTTCAGAATCTGGTTGTTTTCACTCACCTCTTCTTGTCTTATCATCTTCCTGATCCGAGAAGTACTTTTGCATTTGATTGACGCTTTTTACAAATATTCGATGACATTGAGTCCTGGAGAAATGAGTCGCTCGTTCAATTTCCTTCCATCGCCGATCCTCAAAGCATCTCATCTCAACGATCTTACGCTGCTTAACATCCAACGTCCAGAGAGCCATGCTTATTTCATAATGTTCTTTCATCAACTCGTTGATCTGCTCTTGTGCCTCTGTCATCTTTACATCGTAATCATTAATGATTCTCTCGACAGTCTGGAAAACAGGATCGCTGATTTGTCCACCACCTGGCATACCGGTGATCGTTGGTGTAACTTTCACGTTATACCGTTGCTCCATCAAACCATCAAGCTGCCCTTTGAGTTCTTCTACCTCATCCATCAGAGAAGGGTATCGATATAGCCTCTTCTTTATGTCCAAAGCAACTCCTCCCCTTCATTACGAATTTGCCTCTTTAAGCAAGTCATCCATGTTTTCCATTGCAAATAACATAGTTGACGAAAATGGTACTCCAGTCTCCTGACTTCTATTCCTCAGATAATTTGTCAGTTCAACATATCCGATCGAATTGTGGATCTCTGAGAATCCTCTATACTGAACCCGTGCTGGAAAGACATTGTCCAGGATCTTTTTCCCCTTTGTTTCATCTTCGGAATAGTCAAAACAGATCGCACACCCAAGAAGATGGAGATGAACATTCACCCACCAAAGCAAACCGTTGTCCTGAAATTCTTTCCAGGTCATTTGCCATGGACTACCCTTGTATCCGATCGTGATCTCTTCCATCGGAATCTCTGTTGTTCCCCAATTATTAAAAAGCACCTCTAATCCGAAGGGTTCATCAAGAATCTTGTTTAACCACGTCATCATACCGGCTCTAGCAAATTCATTCCATGACATTGGCTTCATAATCATTTCGAACCACCTCGACTAGCCGATATTGCCTTTTCTACTAGTTTTTCTTCGAGTATCTCAAGTAACTTATCTACATCACCTGGCGAATTGATAGAAATATTGATGACAGTTGCTTCACTAGGTTGATCCGGAACACCAGGAGAAAGTGCAAGACACTTTTCTTCAGGATGCGGCGAAAGAGCTTGACCACTGTTCACTCCGTTGAGTTCCGATTCACGAAGTTTCAAAATCTGATCACTTGTTCTTTTGAGCTTTTCTTCGACTAATTCCTCTACCGTACCAGGAAGAAAATCATTCCTCTTCGCAATGATCTGCAGGAGATTCTTCACCTGGCCCGAATGCATAAAGATCATGAATCGATCTCGACCTCTCAAAGAGTGCTGCAACTTCGCCTGGTACATGATCAATTCATCGACCAATTCATTAAAACTCCCTCTGAGCTCAACTGCAATCTTGTACTCATCACCCATAGCATCAACCATATCCTCATCCCATTTGTGCAACGCGTGGAACTGTCGCATCAGGACCAGATTGTCCGCAATTTCTTCTAGGATATTTGCCTTGTCATTGCAACGGAGTGCATGCTGCAGTTCGGCTTGTTCTTCAGCCAACTTGTCGATCTGCTTCTTTTCCCCATAGAATTTCAAGATGTCTATATAATCCAGAGCCTTACTCATTGTGTTTTTCTCCCCCTTTTCCGTTATTATTAAGCGGCTTCTTGTTAGCAACAGGCGCCTTTTTGTTATTTTCCCTCACCTCGCCTCTCCGCTCTTCTAAGTATTTTGATTTCATCCTTGCTGTTTCATAACTCCTCTTCATCTTTCACCTCTCCCTTCCTATGCCAATAATGCATGTAAAACATCGATTACTTTATCCACTCGATCTGTTCGTTCTACTCTCACTTCTTCGAGTTCAGCTGGAGTCTGTAGCTCATTTTCAAGCTTTCGAATTTGTTCATGCGCAGCATCCAATTCAAGTATTAATTCCATATTTCTCTCGTCATGATGCTTAGCAAGAGCAATCGCCTTTTCTTCATTTTCCTTACTGTGCTTGTTCTCATCCTGAAGCTTATGGACTTGCAACTCAGATTCGGCTATAGCATTGCCTAATTTATTGATTTCGACTTGATCTCTTTCAGTTTCTTCCGCTACTGTAACCACTTTAGCTTTATCCAGCTGATCTTTGAGTTCTTTGATCTGTTGCTTCTGGAAACCCATAATATTTTTAGTCGATTTGACCTCTGCCACAAGCTTTAAATTCTCTTCTTCAGCCTCTTTCGATCTTTCCTCAAAATCCTTGTTCGCCTTGCCAAGAATCTTTATCTCATTCTTAAGCTTCTCGATCCGAGTTTGGTAATAAGCTTCGTGCATTTTCTTACGCTTTTCTTCCTCACCTTTCGCTGGCATAACATCTTGAGCCTTCTCAGGAAGCGATTTTTTCACAGGCGCCTTTTCTAGAGTCTCAGTCTTCTCCGTCTTTTTCAGCGGACAGAGCGTATTACTTCTCAGCTGCTTATTTGATTTCATGCAATACTTAAACTGTCCATCGACACCATCCGACCGCTGGCGGCTTCGAATCGAAAAAAATTCACACTCTCCTCCAGTCACTGGACATGCTGTATCCGACAGCACTTTCTCAACTTTTGCTTTTTCTTCTTCCCCGGGTTGTTCAAACATTTCTGGATTTAACTTCGGGCATCCGCTCTTCGACTCTATATACTTCCCAGTAATTTCACACCTGGGTTTCCGCTGTTTTTTATTGTTTTCATTCAGCACCGTAACCAGTGTGCATTCACCGCAGATCCGCCGAGTAATCGGACACTTCGCATTCCGTACTTCTTCAAGTTCACGTTTCATCGCTCCTATCCTCCTTGTCTCTTAGTCAAATAAATCGCTCTCAAACTTCCTCTTAATCTTCTTCTGGTCGAAGAGTATCCCAAACACATGGTATTTTTCACTAAAAGCAATTTTCCCAATCGCCTCGGCCTCTGTATGATGCACCCTGCAAAGAGCAATCTTTTTCAATTTCGAGTCATCAACCTTATCGCGATCTCGCCCCATTCCGATCGCATCCTCGTGATGAAGGTCTGCCGGCTTACCACAAATTGGGCAACGGCGATATAAGAGGCTAAGCCACATCAGCCGAGCAATGTCCTCCGGTCTATCCTCAACTCGATTCATAGCGCTTTGATTCATCGGTATCCCTTCAGCAATCACCAACTCGATCAAGAAGCTGATATATTGCCGTGCCGTATCCATCGAGCAGTCCGAAAGTGAGAATACCGCCTCTCCGCTCTCAGCCATATACCGGTACTTGAGATACTCATGCACTTCTCGCTGCTTCCAACCGTAGTGTTCCGCAATCTCATTGAGCGTTGCCCAGGCCTTCTTGCGCTGCATAGCTGTGATCATTCTCGCATCATCCAGTTGAAGCTGGCCTTGGTACTTCGCCTTGCTGCAATCAATCTCGAATCTATTCGGATCCGTTCTCACCTCGCCGATAAAAAGAATGCCCGTTCCATCCTCATTCTCCTTGATCTTCCTGATAGTGACATGGTCGATCATGATTGCACTTCATCCCGGATCCGATCGATGAGCGCTTCAAAGTCACTCTCGTACCTCTCGCCGGTAGACTCCTTGTGCCGATCCAGATCAAGGATCTTTAGCATTGCATCCTCTTCACCAAATTGATCAACCAGGTAGTCGTATTCAGCTTTGGCCAAATAGATCGTTTCCCCGAAGCCCAAAGTCGATGCTTTGTCAGTAGGTAAAAGAAATAAATTCTTAAGTTCTTTAGTTCTTAAGTTCTTGTTAGTTGTCAGTTGCCTGTCAGTTGCCTGTCGGTTGCCTGTCAGTTGCCTGTCACTTTGCATGTCAGTTTGTTTGTCAGCACCCTGATACAATCCCCAATTTTCAACAGTTACAAGCATTCCTTTGTTTGTCGTTTTGTATGTCAAAAAACCGTACTTTTTAAATTTTGCTAAAGCAGTCCTCACATTGCGTATTGAAACGCCTTTCCCGCAGTTATCGGTAATTTTCTGATATCCAGTGATCTGTTGACCCGGTTGAACCGTGATCAATTCACCACTAAAATCACGCTCAACCGGACAGTATTGAACCATCATTAAAATCGTTATGAGGATCACTTTTTGTTCTGCCGTCGAATCCACCCATATAGGCTTCCCCATCAGCTCTCTGTATAGGTATATCCAGTTGCCCTCATCTACTTTACTTTCCAACGACATCACCTCTTCTATGCCTATCCCTTAGGTTACCTTACACTGGATGCCCTTCAGCATCTTGAACAACCAGTGCTGGATCCTCTGTTACAAATAGATGAATCGATTGCGACTTCATAGCCGGCACATTGTGATCGTTCACTGCCTCTCTGTTGTCTATAAAGATCGGTACACGAATTCCATAATGCTCTGAGAGGATATTGATGACCCTTATTCCAGTTACGATCTTATGACCATTGTTGGCGTCACTCCACGGCACACCTTTCACCAGCACTTCACATGTTGGTGATATGTTGCCATTGATCAACAAATCGTAAAGTTTGAATTCTACACCACCAAAGGTCTCTCTCACCCGTTCTCCGAGCATGCAGATCTTTTCAATGATAAATTGATCACACAAGGTCTCATGCTCTTTCAATTCGTCCAACGTGTCTTTCAGCTGCCGATTCTCTTCATGCAGCTCAAAAACACGCTGCCGTTTTCCCTCATACATTTCATGCCTGGCAATCTGTAATGAACACGAGTCCATCTCAAGCCGCTTCCTCTGAAGATCTGTCTTAATAACATCCTCACCGCTATCCAGATCCTTTCGCAGTTCATCAATTTGAGACTGCAGCACATTGATCTCCACTTTCGCCTTGCCAATTTCTTTCGGCTCCTCCAGATTAGCAAGTTCATCCCGGGCATCTTTCAACTGATCAATGGCTTTGGCCAGCAACGCAGTATCAGATGCAATCTCTTTTCGACACTGCCCCCTCACCGCTTTGCACCCATTGATTTGTTCGCCGTATTCTGTTAGAGCAAACTGGATCCTTTGAATTTCTTCAGACAGAGCTAGCTCCCGTTCATTTACCGTATCCCACTTCACTTTCGTCATTTCCTGTGAAGCGCGGATCCGCTTCTCACGATCCTCTTCAGCCTGATCTTCAGGAAGCACTTGGTCACATATAGGACAATGCAACTCCATTCCACTAATTGCTTCAACCTCTATAATCCCTTCTTGCTCGATCACTGCCAATCTTTCAAGAATCTCTCTATGTTCCTTCCCTTTTTGTTCCAAATAGAAGGATGATTCTCCCCTGCTCTTTTCAATGGTATGAATCTCTTCTCTCTGGCTAACGATCTTCGCCTCTTTATCCCGAATGGAAGTGGTGAGTGCATCTCTGATCGATTTCGTATCATCAATCCTGCTTTGAATTTCTTCCCGCTGATCACGTTTTGCCGTCGCTGCAGCGCTTTCAATTTTCTCCTGGCGTGCAATCAATCCATCAACATAAACGCGTTTCTTTTCATTCGCTTTCGCCCATTCCACTTGCTGCTCTTGAAGATCCTCAATCTCACCCTGCAATCGATCTTTTCTCGCATTTAGTTCTTCCGGATCAAGCGATTCTTCTTCTGCAACTTCATGCATTGCCTCTTCGATGCGCACTGGCATTTGATCCAGGGAAATTTTTGTGTCTTTTATCTCCAGCTTCAGCTCTTCTTTCGTTTCACCAATAGATCGCCCCTGGGTGACCTCATCGAGTTTATTCAGCTTCTCGGGATTGTGATTGATCACTTCATCGAACCCTGGATCCCCAACCACATCCATAATGATTCGACGCTGATCTTCCCAATGCATTCGGCTAAAGAACATCGGATCTGTAAGCTGTCTAAATTTATCTTCATCAACGAGACCATTAACTATGACCTCGAACTCTTTCATTTTCTTCTTCCTGCTATCACAGTAGCAAGACATTACATTGCCCTGGTACACGGGCTCTCCCTGGCCATTTTTTTTCACCCAGCTCTCTTCCGAGACCTTTTTCAGTGTTATCTCCGTATTATCGACAAAAAAATAAGCGGTTACTGATGTCGAAAGATTATGTATGACCTGACCGTAGTTTGAAGAAGCTCGATCTGTCTCATGTGGCTTGAAGTTAAACTTCCCATTGCCTGAGCTGTCCTTACCGAACAGCAACCATAAGAATGCATCGAAGATCGTCGTCTTTCCCTTTTCATTTTGACCACGGATATGGGTCGTCTGTGAAAAGTCGATGGTCCTCTCCTTGATACCTTTAAAGTTTTCAATTGTAAGTGACTTCAGAATAATTTCTCTCAATCCGATTTCCTCCTTCCGAATTTATACTGCCTCTACTTCGTTAATCCACTACCAGACACCCCAGACTTCCCTACCAAGCTATGTTGCACTCTCTTGGTACCAGTCAGCTGGTTGTGCCGTAATTCCTGAACGAGATCCAGATATACTCTTTCCGCATCCATATCATCATCAAACTCGACAAATGCACATCTACTGCCTAATCGTTTAATAGATATTTCTACTGTTGCTTTCATCTTCCACTCCTTATCGAATTCAACCAAAGTAGCTGCATCACGTTCTTCCCTGGGCGCCGTCTCTTATAGTCCATTACTATAAAATATTCTAGCGAGATCCCATGAAATTTCCGGTACCGCGTTTCAATACGGTCAACCACCTTGTAATCATCAAACCGCCACATCAGAAGCTCACAGGCCACAGGCGAGAAATAAGTGCCATATTGAAGGTGCTTTTTCATGACTCCCAATCGATATCTTCTCGGCAAGATTGACACGAGTCTTCGTTAGCTTTTACGATTTGTCCACAATCTGGACATTCCCAAAGGTCCTCTTCACTGTTCCATTCCGGTATAATCATTGCACCACCTCGCTTTTCTGAACAGCGTCCCTTACCGATTCGGTCGTTAACATCACCGGTTGAATACGCAGTCCAATCACATTGAGATAAATCCGACCACTTTCCATCACTTGGCGAACTTCCTCTTCATCCAATTCCCATACGGTCTCAATCGATGGCGTCTCACCACCTTCAAGATAAAAACAGCTGCCGGGAAGATCCTCACAATCTTTTCCCTTGAAAATCATATTTGTGTTCTTAGTTTGTACTGGCTTCATCTGTTGCCTCCTCTAAGTAAACTGTAATTGCCCCTCTTGCTGAAAGTTCCTAAGATTCCGGATCCAATGATGGAAGCCGGCAATTTTTGAAGGTACTTCCCACTTTCCATTCATCTTGTTCTTCTCTCTCACCAAGACTTCTACATCGTGGTAGTTCTTGCAGCCAATCAATTTGCTGAATTCCACGCACTTCGCAATGGTGGGTAATGGCTCGATGGATACCGGTACTCCATCAATTTCATATGGAACTAAGATTTCGTCGCCATATCTCTCGATGAATACAAGCCCCTCTCTACACTCTGCAATGAAAATTGGTGAAATTAAAAAGATTGGACAGCTTGGCATACGGTACCGAACACTACTCACTTTCGCACCAGGTTTCAAAGAGTAACTGTAAGAACCATTCGACACTTCTTTTTGTTCAGCTATACCTGGCAATCCGCGTCCAGTATCATCCCAATACCACACTTTCAAATATGGAGCTCGAATATTCATGCTTCCATCACACCTTCCTGCAGGTATATTCTTTCTTCTGGTTCCGATGACCACACTCCAGACAAACTCTTTCTGATACAGCCTGAATAACATTTCTGTTCCAAGGATCCGATAGTGAATATTTCTTTGTTCGTGTGCCGGCTATATCATTCCCGCAGTTTTGACACTTGCTTTTATTTCCCATTCCCTACCTCCACTAAAGGACAACCCACGTGGATCTCATTTTCAGAACAAATAAAATCACCGAGTCCACAATAGAATAATGCCTCTTCTTCGTCCCACTTTTTGCATGGACACTGTTTACATTTTCTGATCGGGCCATGTTCGAATTGATATTTTATCAATCCATCCACCTCTTCGCCTCTTCAAGCTCATGGATCAGCACATCAATGCTTTCCTTCTTCGTGAAAGTGATCCACACATCTACATTCTTAGGAGAAACATCAGAACCTGCACCATGTACCCCAGGCGTTCCTATTAGGCGGGCTTTCTGATTCGTCAATGTAACCAGGCCATACTCAGATTGATTCGAGTCTCCACCGGTGATGCAAATATCACCAGCGCCAAATTCGATCATCACCGTGCCCTCTTCCCTTACTTTGATCATGCATCCCTCTCCACTGAGTCCATGTGTCGTAATACAACATCACCTACTGCAGACTCAATTACATCATCAAGTTCCTTCAATGCACCCAACATATCGTTTTTCTTCAATGAACCAATGATCTTCGATGCAATAGCCACCATGAAGCCGCAGCCTCCGGTATGTCGGAGCGTCATAAGTAAAGTTGATTCCTTAACGCTATAGTCCCCTTCTGCCGATACAGCGATGAGCAGACTATTTTCTGTAGATCCATCAGACAACTGCAGGCAGCCATCCTCGTTTCGAGTGTACTCAAGTACCCGATCATCAGTAAATGTAATTTGCACTTTTTTAAAGTTCACTTCTCTCAGCTGTTCTTGATTCATTATATTTTCCTCCATTTGTCTTTTACTCCTCGTCAACAATCTCTACTTTGCTTCTCATGACTTCATTACGAGCCTCCTGCCAATGCATCTAAAGCCAACTGGATTCGTAGATCAACTCCACTGGGGATCTCCTGAATATATGCCAGGTCAATCTCAGCTAGCGTCTGCCGAGCAAAGCTGACATCCTCCCAAAGACTATTGTATGAATCCAATATGGCCGCTCTGTCATCCTCAAGGATCTCAACTGCCTCTTCATATTGACCAATGATCCCATGCTGCTGAATCGCAATAACTGTTAACATAAGGATGATCAGTACCAGGCATGGAATGATCAAGGGATCGATCTTCATGCGTTCATGGTTCCGATCTGGTTCCTCTGTCCAATCCTTCAGTTTGTCATTCATCCAACTCCTCCTCTTCTATTTGCTTATATTTTTCAAATAGTCCTGTCTCCCGCAACATCTGAACCTTATGTAAAATAGTCGCATGGGTCCGGCCAAGTGCGATGGCAAGATCTGCCTTGCGCATGGTATCGTACTGTGAGCAAAGGTATGTCAAATCCTCTTCCGACCACGGTTGATAATGCTTGGTATGCAACTCAGGATCATAAGGCTTGCGATATTTGTACACCCACTTCATCCTTTCCACCCCGCTTGCTCCAGTTCTCAAAATCTCATCTCCTTCCCAATTGCTTGTAATACTCAAACTCGCCTTTCTTCCGAAGCACATACACTTGCGCCATAGTAGCAGCGTGAGTACGACCAAGGGCGAGTGCGAGATCCGACTTCTTCGTTGATCCGTACATAGAGCATAGATAGATCAGGTCTTCTCTACTCCAGGGACGCCCATGCTGCTCATGCAGATCTGGAGTGTATGGTGTCCGGTACTTATTCATCCTGGATCACTCCCTTCGGTTGCAAGTCTGTGATTTCATCCAGATTTGTCAAATCCTTGCCTTCGTATTTTTCAAGAAATTCTATCAATGCCGTCCTTCTGACTTTGTAACTTCCTAGTTTCAAAGCGGGCAAATACCCCTTTCTGATCAATTCATAGACATACGTTATATTCGTTTTTATCAGTTTCGACACTTCTTGAACGGTGTATAGCACATCATCCATAGTTTAGCTCCTTTAAAATGTCGCACTTCTGCGACTTATTTGCTAAAAAAAATATCACTTGCTTCCTCATAGGTTAGTGAAAGAACTTCTGCAATGAGATTTGCTTCCTTGATTAAAAAAGTTTCACCATTCTCGCTCAACTTTCGATATAGTGTGCTTTTATCAATGTTTAAAGCTTTTGACAGAGATTCGACATTCATACCTTTCTCTACCATTTTCCCCTTTAATTTATTTATTTTCACCATAACAAGGCACCTCCTTCTATCATTTTAAGATGAAATGTATTCGCATATCTGCGACTTAGTTAATCATAGCATCTAAAATTTTGCTAGTCAATATTTTTTTCTAATAATATGCGACTTTATTGCTTTTTATCGCCAAGTTAGTTGCATATTTGCGAAATAAATAGTAAACTGTTATTGGAGAATAACTTTTGAAAGGTTGTGGATTAATGAATATTGGAAACCGCATCAAAGCTCGCCGTAAAGAACTTGGACTTTCTGCTGATGATGTTGCCACAAAACTTGGAAAAAATCGAGCAACTGTATACAGATATGAAAGTAACGCAATAGAAAATTTGCCAACAAGCATTTTGGAGCCTTTAGCAAAAATTCTTGAAACTACACCAGCTGCCTTAATGGGTTGGGAAAAAATGAATCATAAAAAACGGTCCGTAAAAATCCCGGTACTTGGTCGAGTGGCGGCAGGAATTCCAATTGAGACTGTAGAAGATATTGAAGACTATGAAGAGATCCCAGAAACCATGGCTGCAAGCGGTGAATTCTTTGCGCTTCGCATTCAGGGAAAAAGTATGGAACCGAGGATCCTTGATGGTGATGTAGTAATCGTTCGTAAACAAGAGGATATTGAATCTGGTGAGATCGGAGTTGTAGTTGTGAATGGATCCGATGCTACTGTGAAAAAAGTCATGAAAGAGGAGAACGGGATCATGCTGGTAGCTACTAACCAAACTATCTATCCTCCGAAGTTTTATGATAAGAAAGCAATTGAAGATTTGCCAGTCTACATACTAGGTCGTGTTGTTGAGTTAAGAGCGAAGTTATAATTGATATGGGAATGCTATAGAACCGGGAAAAATCTTTTGAAGAAGGTGGTTTTATTATGGGAGCGAAGAACAAAGTTATTGCAGGAGACTACAAAGGAAAAGGCATCTCCGGAGGAATTGGTGCACCATCAATTAGTAATCTACTTGGCAAGAACATTAGACTAACCAGTGCGGAAGTTGCCAAGTACGAGTTGGTCACAGATGAGATCAGAAAGAGTATGGCAAGCGGCGCTGCAAGAGGTATTATCGGAACTATCGCACTTGGTCCTATCGTAGGGATTGCCGGAGTGCTATCCGCAAAAAGTAAAGGGGTTTACCAGGTGGCCATCGAATTTAACGATGGAAAAAAGAGTCTACTCGAAGTAGACAAGAAGATTTACCAAAAAATTGTGAAGCACTGCTTCTAAATAAAAAGAACCCTTGGTGCTAGAACACCAAGAGCTCAGAGATGGCAATCAATCTATAGAATGATATACCAACATCACATGGTAATTATATCATTCTGGACTATGATTTGGCAAAGAAAGGATGATAAATAAATGGAAGGTCATATTCGAAAACGCGGGAACAAGTACTACTACTCCTTCGAGGCATCGAGTGTTGACGGGAAAAGAAAACGAATCGAGCGCATCGGTGGCCGCACTAAGAAAGAGGCGCAGACAGCTCTAAGGAAAGCACTGCTGGAATATGAGAATGGCGGTTTGCATTTTTCGCCATCTGATATCTCTGTTGCAGATCACCTAGATCACTGGTTCAAAAATTATGTTCTGGTGAACTGTAAATACAATAGCCAGCGCAGCTACACTGTCATAATTAAGAAACACATCAAGCCTGCTCTGGGGCACTATAAACTCAAAGCATTAACACCTGCAGTTCTTCAAGATTTCGTAAACGAGAAGTTCCGTTCCGGAATCAAGTATTATCATCTCAATTGCATTCTCAACGTATTGAATAGTGCAATCAAATATGGCGTCTATCCTTGCGGATTTATCAAAGAGAATCCCATGCAGTACATCAAGCGACCCAAGTATGATCATGATGTCAAACGGATGGGACATAAACTTATCAACTCAGAAGATTTCAATCGAATCCTCAAACGCTTCCCCCAAGGGACTTATCCTTATATACCCATTATAATAGGATATTTCACTGGATGCAGGATCGGCGAAGTGATGGCCTTGACCTGGGATGATATCGATCTAAAGAATCAAATAGTCGATATTAATAAAATCGTTTACAAGAAGAACAATGCCTGGTACTTCGGATCTACAAAAACGAAGTACTCTGTAAGAAGCATCAGAATCGGCTCTGCTCTTACAAGTATCCTAAAACAACATAAGAGGTGGCAGATGGAAAACAGAATGAAATACGGGCCATTCTACCTCGTTCAATCGGTATCTACCATCCCCGATCCAGATACAGGCAACACTTTGAGACTAATTCACCAAAATAAGACATCGGAACCTTCCGGATCTTCAACTTCGATCAATATGGTCTGCACAAAAGAAAGCGGCGAGCTGGTCACTCCGATTTCATTTTACACAGCAGTTGCGATTATTCATAACCAGCTAAAGATCGACTTCAACTTCCACTCACTTCGACATACCCATGCAACAACCTTGATCGAGAATGGCGCAAACATCAAAGATGTACAAACGCGGCTCGGACATGCTAACATCAAAACAACCATGGATACCTACACTCATGCCACTGAATCCATGGCGGAGAGATCAGTGGAGATTTTCGAACTTGCTTCCGAACAAATCATCGGCAAAAAGCAATGA